CCGCCCATCATACGTCACTTCCCCGATAATCGCTGCGGGTGTCAGTCCTGCATCCACCCCAATCAAAATCGTACTGCTGCTCTGCATCGGCTTCAGCGCTTCTTTGGCGACGTGCGTTTCTCGATTAAATGACTTAAAAACCGGTTGGCCACTGAGTGATTTTCCGAATTCGGCGTGGATGTACACGTCAATCCAATCCTCAGTTTTACCGTGTGAGAGGTTGTCGTAATAGTCGTCTGGCAAAAACTGCGTCCAGTCTGCTTCGGGGGCCAAACCCGACGGCTGTATCGTGACATGTACGTTCTCCGGTGGGTTGGTAAGCAATTCTTCCCAGAAAGTATCTTGGTCCGGTGGGTTAGTCATACCCCACACATGCGCGTTGGGTCGTCCGTCGTCCGTCTTGCAGCCTACCCCGTTAACCATTAAATCCGGGTATCGCCCGACACGACCCTGAGCAGCGTTGTAAATGTCGGGATGGATTTCTCTAAACTCATCGAAAATAATGAAACTGGCTTGGAGAGAAAGCAGCCTACGAACGTCATTCGCGTCGTCCAGTCCACGGAATAAAACTTCACACTCAATATCCCCCACTTTTATCAGGAAGGTGTAGTTGGTTTTCAGAAAGCTACCCATGACGCCATCCGGTACCCACTTCAGAAAGTCCGGTATGGATGTATCACGCAACTGTTCCCGGGTATTTCTCACCCATACCGCTTTTGAACGCCGTATGCCAAAGAAGCGCTGAAGCCGATGCAGAGCAGCAGTACGATTTTGATTGGGGTGGATGCAGGACTGACACCCGCAGCGATTATCGGGGAAGTGACGTATGATGGGCGGTTAGTGGTGTACGATGCGCTGTATACTACGGACAAAGGGGCGCTCAGGTTTATTCGGGAGGACCTCAAGCCGCTTCTGGCTAACAAGTTTGCGTATAGGAAATATCAGGTGATTATCGACCCGGCGGCGTTTCAACGGGCGCAGACAGATGAGAGGACAGTAGCAGACGTTTACAAGGCTGAGGGGTTTTCTGTAAAGCCAGCTCGGACTAACGCCGTAGCAGCAAGACTGTCAGCCGGAGAGACGTACCTGACGCGGACGGTGAATGGCAACGCCGGGTTGTTACTATGCCCGGTTGGGGCGCTACCACTGGTAAAAGCGCTGGCGGGGAAGTACCGGTATAAAATAAATACGAAAGGGGTTAAGGACGAGAAGCCGGACAAATCGCACCCTTGGAGTGACATCGCTGATGGCTGGACGTACATGTGCCTGCACGCAGATGGCGGGGATACATTCGGGCAGGCGTTCGACAACATTGTACGACGGGAGGTCGTGAAGGTTTCAGCTGGGGGTTGGACATAACCCCGTAATTTCTTGCTAACATAACAGCCATAAGATATTATCCCCTTGATTAATCAATTTTGTACCGGTGACTTATGCCTCAACCAGCTTTTGCCGCCCTCATCCCCGTAGCATCCGCGCAACAGTTAGAGGATGAAGCTCGCAGGGCATCGGAGGAGCAGAATAACAACCCCGTCATACAGGGGCTTGCCGCTCATGTACGCAAACGCTGGGAACTACTCAGGGATTACAAAAACAAGGAAATAACGAATCGGCTTCTGGAGTGTCACCGGGCGCGGAATATGATTTATTCCCCGGAGAAACTGGCTGAAATCAAGTCACAAGGCGGGTCCGAGATATTTATGGGCATCGCCAGTTCGAAATGTCGAACGGCAACCGCATGGCTGCGGGACTCTATGCTCGGCACCGGCAACGATAAACCATGGTCCATATCCCCCACACCCGTCCCTGAACTACCCCCACATATCGTAGATAACCTACAGATGATCATGACGCAGAATTTGCAGATGTTTTATCAGCAAGGTGGCGGTATGGTTGACCCGGTAACGCTGCAGCAGATGGCTGACGACATGAAAGACGCAGCGAAGCGCCAGATGCAGGAAGAGGCGGAGAAACGGGTGGATCGCATGGAGAAAAAGATGGAGGATCAGCTCGTTGAGGGCGGGTTCGTCAAGGCCATGCATGAATTTACTGACGACGTAGCGACGTACCCCTTCGCTGTGTTGAAAGGGCCGGCACCGCGCAAACGCAAGGCCTTGGAGTATGGACCGGATGGCATCAACGTAACGACCGAGACGCTGGACGAATATGAGCGGGTAGACCCGTTTAAGTTTTACTGGGCACCGTGGGGCGATAACACAGATGAAATTCCGGTTATTGAGCTGCACGCGCTGACCCGTGACGACCTGCAAGCAATGCTGGGGGTTGATGGTTACTCTGAGGATTCTATAAGAGCCATACTACTGGACTTCACGGGCGGCACATCGTGGCTTAACGGCGAGATTGATAGAGCGGATGAAGTAACAGGGCAGGAGCACGATGACGCGGCAGGCGACGTTGTAGACGCCATACAGTTGTGGGATAGCGTACCCGGGAAAGATTTGCTCGAGTGGGGCATGAGTGAGGAAGAGATACAGGACCCAGCCTTGGCTTATCCAGTCGAAGTATGGCTGGTAAAGAACAAAGTGATTAAGGCGGTGCTGAATTACGACCCCATTGGACGGAAGCCTTATTTTACAACCAGTTTTGAGAAAGTCCCGGGTCGTCTGGACGGAAATGGTGTTACTGACTTGGTAATGGATGCACAGGCGATGTGTAATGCCACAGCCAGATCACTGTCGAATAATATGGGCATCTCATCAGGACCACAGGTTGGTGTTAACATCAGTAGGCTACCTCCCGGTGAAGACATCACGCAAATGTATCCATGGAAAATATGGCAGTTTAAAGCCTCAGAGTATGGGGATAACTCCGCGCCGATAGATTTTTTCCAACCGCAATCCAACGCACAGGAATTATTAGCTGTTTTTGAGCGATTTCTGTCCCTTGCTGATGAGGTGTCAGGGATACCACGTTATATGACCGGTGAACACGTGCCCGGCGCCGGTAGAACGTCATCCGGTTTATCTATGTTAATTTCTAACGCCGGTAAGTCCATCAAACAAGTTATCAACAACATCGATAAAGACGTGATCGAGCCGATGTTACAACGTAAGTACCAAAGGAATTTGCGTTACAGTCAGGACCCGGATTTAATCGGTGATGTTAAGATAGTAGCCAAAGGTGCTATGTCACTGGTCGTCAAAGAAGCTGAAGCTGTACGCAAGCAGGAATTCTTGAACCTGATAATGACCTCTCCTGTTGCGCAACAAATAGTCGGGTTACCGGGTACTGCTGAGTTGTTACGGGATATGGCCGGCAACTTGAATACGAACGTGGACAAGATCGTGCCAACTCGAGAAGCAATAGAGCAGCAGCTAAGGCAACAAATGATGCAGCAACAGGCTATGATGGAAGCGCAGATGCAACCAGAGACAGAGAATGTCGAGTTCCAAAGAGACGGTGCCGGTGCTATTACTGGCGCAGTTAAGACTAAACCACGTAATTTACAAGCGGATGGTTCTCAACAAGGGGGCCGTGAGAGTAACTTCATCTCATCACGACCGCAGGGAGCATAAACGTGGGGCTTAAGACTTGTATTTTACCGCAAGCCAAGGCGGACTTTTTAGCCGGCGTGCACACTTTGAAGGACCAGTATCGACTCGTTTTATACACAAGTGCAGCAGACCTCGATGACGACGTAACACACTACGTTGAGCAAGGCGAAGTTACCGGGAAAGGATACCGCCAAGGCGGAATGAACCTACGAAACCCGAAAACGTGGGTAGACCGTGGTGCCGGGGCCCTAACATGGGACTCGCTAACGATACCGAATTCTACAATTACGGCTCGCGGTTACATGGTTATTAACGCGACGAAAAATAACAAAGCGGTGTGCATCATTGACTGGGGAGCTGAGTACACAAGTACTGAAGGCCCGTTTACGGTTAAGATTGCGACGGACGCACTGGTATTTGATTGAGGGTATGTATGGGTAATTTGACGAATGACTTTTCTAAAGAAGAATTCGCCTGCCCATGTTGCGGGGAGTGTAAAATGGACGCAGATTTCCTGATTTTGAATCAACAGTTTAGAACCCGGTTGGGTATACCCTATTCTCCAGTAAAAGGAGGCGGTTACCGTTGTGCTGAGTATAATGGTTCTGAAACAGGGCCTCACGTTGAAGGCAAAGCAGTCGATCCGAATTTTCCACGTGAGCATTACCATCGAGCATTACAACTGGCCTTTGAGATGGGTTTCACCGGTATCGGTGTTAAACAGAAGAAGGGTAAATTTCAACTTCATTTAGATACGGCGAAGGCGATTAAAGGCGTACGCCCGCGACCGTGGGTTTGGACATATTGATATGAGTTTTAAAAGTTTTCTGAAAAGTGTAGCTCCAATGATCGGCACCGCAATTGGCGGTCCTATTGGCGGTTTAGCTGTTAAGTCATTGACTCAGGCGGTTCTCGGGGAAGACAAACCGCTCGAAGGTAAGGAACTAGAACAACAAATTATGGCGGCGGTTAATACTGATCCTGAGGCGCTTTTAAGGTTAAAGTCAGCAGACCAAGACTTCAAAGTAAAAATGGAGGAGCTTGGGATTCGTATCGAAGAACTGAACGTCGAAGACCGTAAGGACGCTAGGCAGCTGGCGAAAGATACCAGCCTTAAGCCACAGGTAATCCTTGCTACGCTGTACGTGATCGGCTTTATGGCGACTTTATACACGGTTTTTTCTGGTGGTCTCGAATTCACGTCAGACCAAAAAGATATAGCCATGTATCTGCTAGGCATATTATCAGCCGGGTTATTGCAGATTATGAATTTCTTTTTCGGGTCCAGCTCAGGCAGTAAAGAAAAAACTGCAAAGTTAATGAAACAGTAAGAATGTATGTTATGAGCCAAGAAGATTTTGATAAGGGTCTAATGCAGGGCCAGATAAACGCTATCGAAAAAATGTTTATTGAACAGAAAGTGCAAACAAATAAACGC